AAAATCAACTGCTTTCTTAAACGCAGATGTTGAAATGCAACAGGTGGGCTTTGATCCAAAGAGCCTACAGCTTGTTGAAGCTCGTCAGTACCTTGCGCTCGAAATCGCTAGAGCTGCCGGAATACCTGCTTACTTCTTATCTGCCGAAACAACCTCAATGACATATAGCAACGCAACAACAGAGCGTCGCTCACTTGTAGATTTCTCACTTCGCCCGATTCTTTCAGCGATTGAGGAAAGACTAAGCCTTCCAGATATTTGCCCATCTACTAGCGAAATCCGTTATGACTTAGACGATTTCCTACGCGGCAATCCTTTGGAAAGAGCTCAGGTTTATCAAATCCTAAACACAATCGGCGCGATGAGCGTTGAGCAAATTCAACAGGAAGAGGATTTAATCCGATGAAGATTAACGTCCCAATGACAATCACCGCTGCTGATACAGGCAAGCGCACCATCTCAGGCAAAATTGTAACTTGGGGAGAGCAAGGTAATACCTCAGCTGGTCCTACAGTCTTTGCTGCTAACTCTATCGAGATGAGCAAAGGAATTAAGTTATTACTAGAGCACGACCGCACTCGACCAATCGGAAAGTTGATGGAAGCCAATGTCACTAAAGACGGTATCGATGCAGTCTTCAAAATTGCCAACACAATGGCAGGGGAAGATGCCCTCATTGAAGCGACAGAGGGTCTTAGGGACGGTTTCTCGGTTGGAGTCCAAGTGGATGCTTGGGACAACAACAAGGGGATTATGTCCATCACCTCAAGCCGGCTTATGGAAGTCAGCCTCGTCACCGATCCAGCAATCGATTCGGCAAGAGTAGCTGAAGTCGCAGCTAGCGAAACTGAAACAGAAATTTCTGAGCCAGCACCCGCTGATTCAGAGCAACCAACAACCGAAGGAGAACAAGTGTCTGACACTACCGTTCCTGCTCCTGCCGAAGAAACGGTAGAAGCAGCTAAAGTAGAAGCAGCGGCTCCAAAGCCAGCGTTCTACACATCTCCTCGCTCCCCAATCGTCAATGCAGCTACTTATTTGGAGCACAGCATTAAGGCGGCTATGGGCAATGAGGAATCATCTCTATACGTTAAGGCAGCAAACGACACCAGTACAAACACTGGTCTAACTCTTGCTCCACACCTTAATGAGTTTGCAACTAACACAATCGAAGGCCGTCCAGCCGTAGATTCAATCTCTAAAGGCGTTCTACCAGCAAGCGGTATGAGCTTCACCTTGCCAAAGCTTTCAACAGCTCCAACAGTAACTTTGGAAGCTGAAAATGGCGCACTAGGCGGAACTGAAATGGCTTCTACTTACATCACAGTTGATGTTAAGAAGGCTGCCGGAATTCAGACAATCAGCTGGGAGCTTCTAGATCGTTCATCTCCAGTTTTCTACGATGAGCTAATCCGCGAACTCAATGCTGCTTACGCTAAGTACACAGACGGAGCAGTAATCGCTGCGTTCACCGCTTCAGGTACAGCTGCTTCAACACAAGCTGCAACAATCGCAGGTCTTAAGGCGTTTATTGCTAAGGAAGTACCAGCTGCTTATGCTGCTTCCGGTAAGTTTGCAAAGAATCTCGTTGCGAACACAGCTTGGTGGGAAACCATTATGTCTGCAGATGACACGACAAACCGCTCACTATTTATGGCAGCACAGCCACAAAATGCAAGTGGTAGTGTTTCGGGTCAATCAATCCAGGGTAACGTTCTAGGACTAAACCTTGCTGTAGATCCACATATGTCAGTAACAACTCTGATTGACGAGTCAGCATTTATCGTTGCTCCAGAGTCATTCCGTTATTACGAGTCACCAAAGACCTACCTACAGGTTCAGGCACTCGCAAATGGACAACTTCAGGTCGCTGTTTACGGTTACTACGCAATCGCCCCAATCTTCGGTGGCGGAGTACGTCGCTTCAACCTCACCTGATAAATAGTTGGGCTGGCCGCTCCCGACCAGCCTGACCCATTAACTCGAAAGGAAACGAGATGCCAACCATAATCACAGCTACACAGCTACGATCTGTTCTTGGTGTCTCGTCTTCCTTGTATTCTGATGCTTACCTTGATGACATTATCGATACGGCTGAGGCTGTTATTCTTCCGATGCTTACGAAGTTTAGTGTCGGTATTGATGCGGTATCCCTCACCGATAATGTGGCTTATTTTGCCACTACCAATCTTAATCCCTTTACTGAAGGTCAATCTGTTGTCATAACGGGTTGCGGGAGCCCTTTCAATGGAACTCATACAGTCACAACTTCTCTCCTTAATGATTCAGCCTTCTCGGTGGCAATCACAAACGCAGACATCATTTCCAAAAACGTCATTCCTAGCGGACTTGCAACACTCTCAGGCGCTTCTACTTATGTCGGCAATAGCGCAGTCGAGTCTGCCGTTTACGCAGTTTCTACCGAAGTCTTCCAGTCCAGAACAGCAGTCGGCGGACAAATTGAAGGCGTAGATTTCGCCCCATCACCTTTCCGACTAGGTCGTTCATTATTTAATCGCGTTTCAGGTTTACTTGGTCCCTATATAGACGTAGAGACAATGGTTCAATGAGTATCCTTTCCTCAATCCGGCAACCATTGGCTACTGCGTTGGCTGGTGTCTCAGCAAACGTTTTCACCCACGTCCCTGAAAACGTTCCTGTCCCAGCCGTAATTTTGGTTCCAGATTCACCATATTTGGAAGCCAACATAATTGGAAAAGCAACCGCTAACTTCAAGATTAATCTCACGATTACTTGTTGCGTAGCCTATGCTTCCAATCCAGCTGCTCTTGATAACTTGGAGCAACTGACTATGAGCGTTATATCAGCAATACCCGCCGGATATGACATAACAGTTATTGAAAGACCAACCGTTACGCAAGTCGGATCTAGCACAATGCTGGTGTCTGATATTCGCGTCAGCACTTACTACACCAACTAAGGAGAACAATGCCTACCACAGTAATAACTGGGCGCGATGTAACCTTTACGCTTGACAGCGATAATTTCGATGCCCAAGCGACATCCGCCGTACTCAGCAATGAGCACACAATCGAGACTTACCAGACTCTTGATGGACGCGCCTATAAAGCCGTTGATGATTCCTGGACCTTCACAGTCGAACTTCTAGCTGACTGGGGAGTTGCCGATTCACTATTTGAGCAAATGTGGACACGTTGCGAGAGCTCACCAAATACCACAGTAGCAGTATCTTTGACCACAGCGTCAGGCGCAGTATTTGCGTTTAACGTATTGCCAGTATTTCCAAGCGCAGGCGGAGCAGCACCAGGAGCTCAAACCGATACTTGGACAATGCAGGTAGTCGGAACACCGGCTGAAACATTTAGTTAAGAGGGAGATCGGGAGCAATGAAATCACAAATAAATATCACCTATAACTCAGGCGAGCAAGCTATTTATGTAGCCCAACCGCCTGAGTACGCTAAGTGGGAAAAGGCCACAGGTAAGAACATTACCGAGCTTGGCGGAATGTGGGACATCCTGTTTCTTGCATATAACGCAATGAAACGAGAAGCCGCAGGTAAGCCAGTTAAAGCCTTCGATATTTGGATGGATACCGTTTCAGATGTGGATGTGGTAAATCTCGACCCAAAAGCCACCCAGTCGGAAGCGTCAGCCGACTAATAATCGAATTGGCCATAGCCACTAAAATCCCACCTAGCGAATGGACTGACGCACAAGACATTTTAACCGCGCTGGAGATACTGGAGAGAAATAGTGGCCAATGAGAAGATTGCTTATGATAAGCGCGATCTTCGGGCTATCGTCCAGGCTTTCAAAGCGATGGATGACCAATCAGTCGAGGAAGCCAAAAGAGAGTCTTCGGCTTTGGCTCAGTACGCAGCTGACAAAGTTAAGCAAACAGCTCAATCCCGACTCGTCTCCGGAGCCGCAGTTAAGCGAGTCGCTGAAGGCGTCAAAGTCTCCAAGTCATCTAAAATCGGCGAATTTTCATACGGCTTTGCATCTCAGCGATTTTCTGGTGGGGCTGATACACGCACACTCTGGGGCGGTCTTGAATTTGGATCTCGTCGTTTTAGACAGTTCCCTACTCGAAACAAACAAGGATATTTTATCTATCCCACGCTTCGCTCAATTCAGCCTGAATTAGTGAGACAATGGGAAGAGGCGTTTTCAAGGATAGTTAGGAAGTTTGATTAATGGCTGGCAATAGAACACTCAAGCTCTCAATCCTTGCTGACGTTGATGATTTACGAAAGAAGCTCGGACAAGGTTCAAACGAGGTTCAGGGCTTTGCGGGTAAGTTAGGCGAGTTTGGAAAGAAGGCTGGTTTAGCCTTTGCAGCCGCTACTGCCGCAGCTGGAGCCTATGCTGCTAAATTGGCTATCGATGGAGTTAAGTCTGCCATTGAGGATGAAGCCGCTCAGCAGAAATTGGCCACCACTCTTCGCAACGTCACAGGCGCAACTGAGGACCAGGTTAAGGCCACAGAAGATTCAATTCGAGCATTACAGCTTCAATTTGGTGTAGCAGACAAGGACTTAAGACCAAGCCTTGATCGTCTAGTGCGTTCCACTAAAGACGTTGAAGAAGCCACAAAATTACAGAAGATAGCCCTAGATATTGCCGCCGGTACTGGTAGAGATTTGCAGTCGGTATCTGAAGCACTGGGTAAAGCCTACGATGGAAACTTCGGATCATTAAAGCGGCTCGGTGTCTCCATTGATGAGGCTACTCTCAAATCTAAAGATTTTGATGCTGTAACGGCTTTACTATCTAAAACCTTTGAAGGTCAGGCTACTGTCCAAGCTGAAACCTTTGATGGAAAGATGCGCCGACTCAACCAAGCCTTTGAGGAAGGTAAGGAGACAGTCGGAGCCTTTATTCTTGATGCAGTCACTCCTTTAGTAGAAGGATTTATTCAAAAGGTAGTACCTGCTCTATCTGAGGTAGGCGGAAAGTTTAGAGATGACTTCCTGCCAACTCTAAGGACCGTTTTTGATTTCTTGGTCAAATTCTTTAGCCCAATCCTCGAAGGTATTAAATCTGCATTTGATTCGGTGCGTAACGCGTTGTCTGAGAATAAAGATGAACTCAATACTTACTTTGGCGTACTCAAAGAGATTCTAGGCTTCTTGGATAAATTCTTTGTTCCAATGATTTCCAATACTCTTAAACTGGCTTTTCAGGCTTTAGGTAAAGTCCTTGCCATAATTATTAATAGCTTCTCAACCTTAGCCAATTTGGTTGCTAGCACCTATAACGGCATTAAACAGATTATTAAACTGATAGCTGAAAACCCTATTGTCCAAAACATTACGGGCGCAGTTGGTGGCTTATTTGGTGGCGGTAAAGCTGCAGGTGGTCCAGTCAGCGCAGGTACTACCTACCTTGTTGGCGAAAAAGGTCCAGAGCTATTTACCCCAGCTAGAGGCGGCACAATCATTCCAAACGGTGCTGGTGGTGGTCAGACAATAAACATTAACGTTTCCGGAGCTATTGATCCAATTAGCACAGCTCGCCAAATTGCCCAGATTCTCGGCTATGAGGCTACAGCTTCAGGCTCATTCTCTAACCTTGGCGGAAGTAGGGTCTTCGCTTAATGACCTGGGTTCCTGATTTGACTGTAACGATTGGCGGGACTACCTACACCAGCCACGTCGTTGATGCTGTCCAAGTCAGTTATGGCCGGACAAACGTCTGGGAGCAACCTCGTACTGGCTACGCAACTATCCAGCTAATCCAATTAACTGAGAGCTACTGGGACATTGAGATTAACTCTACTGTGGTAATCACAATGGAAAACTCCTCTGGAGTAGCCAAAACAATCTTTACTGGCACAGTTAATAACGTTGAGTCCCGCAGAGCTGCTCAGGGCTCAATCGGTGGCACTACTCTGCACACAATTTCAGCGGTTGGCCCCTTTGCCAAAATGTCTCGAACAGACATAGGTGGAACAGAATATCCAAAAGAATACGATGATGATCGTATGACGGCAATTCTAACGGAAGCCGGTGTCACCATTGATGTGGTCGATACTCCTGGCATTTATGAATTCGCCAAAAGAGATCCTTTGGTCGTTGATGCCTACACCTTAGCTGCTTCAACGGCTTCTCAGGCTTTTGGCTATATTTATGAGACTACTTCAGGAAAAGTGGGTTACGCCAATCAATCGCACCGATTAAATGATGTCCAAGATAATGGTTATTTTGTTATACCGAAGAGTTATATCCAATGGTCTCAATTTGCAACCAGCCGAAATCTAGGCAACCTTCTCAACTCGATTACTGTGGATTATGCCAGCGGTTCGGTTACAGCTTCAGAACCTGCTTCTATTGCGGCCTATGGATTAGCTGCGGGAAAGGTGACGACTACCCTTCACGGATCTGCAGATGCTCAAGCGCTGGCCGATTTCTTTATTGCTACCCGAGCCGTCCCGCAGACTAATATAGCCAGTTTCTCAATTCAGCTGGATTCCAGTCTTGTAAGCAATTCGGATCGTAATACCCTGATTGAGACATATTTAGGTAAACCAATATCGATTAGTAGTCTTCCAGCCAGCCTTTACCAGAACGGTTATATAGGCTTTGTAGAAGGGTGGCAACTCTCAGCTAATCGCCTGCAGGCTTCCATAACCTTGACAACAACCGACTCAACTTTCTCAATCGTCCCGACTCGTTGGCAGGATGTGGACCCAGCCCAGAGATGGCAGGATGTAGGCGGTACAATCAGATGGTTCGAATACGAATAGGCGGATAAATGGCAACTACACCTAAATTTGGCTGGAGCATACCAGACAATACGGCTTATGTGAAAGATGGCGCTTTAGCTATTCGCACAGTTTCAAACTCAATAGACGCTCAAGTTTGGGCGATGAATGAAATCCAAATCGCTCAACTGATGGGAGCAATTTAATGGCAACGACAGCAAAAACATTATTCAGGGGAGCAGCTAGTACCACAACTACTACCCTGCTTTATACCGTACCTACGGCAACCACCACGATAGTTTCTTCTATTGCAGTAACTAACACAACTTCAACGGCTAGGACATTTACTCTTACTTTTGATGATATTGATTTACACACAGCAACCACTATAGGCGCAAATCAAACTGTTTATATTGATTTGAAACAAACTTTGACTGCAGCAAAAACTATCAAAGGTGGAGCATCAGCGACAAGCGTAAACTTCCACATCTGCGGAGTGGAGATCGCGTAATGGGAATTAATGTTTATCCGCCAATTTTTCCAGTTAAAACGATTGTATCTTTGGCTTCCGGCTCATCTTGGACTGTTCCTAGTGGAGTTAAAAGCGTAATTGCCACTTTGATTGGTGGTGGCGGCGGGGCAAACCGCACCGCAACAAGTATTGCCGGAAATACTGCCGCAGATGGGAGACCAGGGGAAGTCGTAACAACTACAGTGACAACAACTCCAGGAGCTTCGATTTCTTATTCGGTTGGTGCAGGTGGAAATGGAGAGACTTCTACAGTAGCAGCGCAAGCTGGTGGCACGACTACATTTACCGGTGCATCATCTGCAGCCGGTGGATTAGGGGCCACAAAAGGAACAACAGGAGCAGCTGGTACAAATTACAGTATAGCCACTAATGCAGGTCAAGGCGGACAAACCGATACAAACACCGCTCAAAATGGCGGAAATGGCGGCAGCGGAATAATTATATTGGAGTACTGGGTATGAGAAAATTTGCAGTAATTGAAGATTCAAAGGTAATCAACATTATCGTTGATCCAGGGCAAGATGAGTTAGATGCTCATCCTGACAAGTACATTGAATACACAGATGGCTGGTCTTATCCTGAAGGTATTGATGGCGGAGAGTTCTTCCCTGCGTAATGACTTGGAAACTATCTAAAGCAGCGGTTCAACTGAGAGAGCAATTCGATGACTGCTACCCAGAACGGGACAGAATCTCGGATGGCACTCGAGGCGATGACCGTCACTCCAAAATTAAATCGGATCATAACCCCGATAAAAACGGCTGGGTTAGAGCTTTAGATATAGATGCAGATTTATTGCGTAAGCAACCCGAGGAAATGGCTTATATAGTAAATCAACTATGTCGCAACGCTCGCAAAGATGGGCGTTTAGCTTATGTCATTTATAACGGCAAAATAGCCTCACCAAAGTCTTTATGGAAATGGCGTAAATATCGCGGCGTTAATCCACACACCAAACACGCGCACTTTTCATTTAAGAAGTCAGCTGACAATGATGGCCGATTCTTTGATGTTCCAATGCTAGGGGGCAGTCTTGGCTAGAGTAACTATCTCCTCAAATAACCTTTTTCCAGGTCCACGTGGTGCTCAGGGACCACAAGGTGATCCAGGCGGACCACAAGGACCACAAGGT